CGACATCAACTCCAAGGCGTTCAATATCCAGTTCGTCAATGGTGGCGACAGCGCCACCATGACAGTGAATGGAACCCAGGTGATTCTGGCGACCAATGATGGATATGCCACCACTACCACCACCATCGACCTGACCATTTATTCCACGGTGCAGGAGTTGGCGGATTATATTGGCTCCATCACGGGCTGGACTTGCTCTGCCGTGGCAGGCGCCGAAAACAATCCTACCCTGGGCAGCCTGGACCCGGTTACTAGCGAAAATGTCCTGGTGGCCTACACGGAAACCGCCAATGTCTGGGCCGTCCTCCAGTGGCTCAACTCGAGCGCCAGCCCGTTCGTTACCGGCGCCGTTGGCACTTATGGAACCCTCGGCTACAGCCCCTTCACTTACCTGACCGGTGGCACGCTGCCTTCGAGTGATAACGGCGACTGGAGCGATTGCTTTGCCATGATCCAGACCAAGGATGTGCAGTGGATTACCCCTCTGTCTTCGTCCCCCAGCATCTGGGCGATGACCGATGCGCATGTGCAGTACATGTCCTCTGTCGGGAAGCGTGAGCGCCGCGCAATTGTGGGTGACGCCATCGGTACCACGGATACGGCTGCCGCTGCCGTCCCTGTCACCATCGGCAGTGACCGTACCTCGTACTGCCACCTGGGCTACTACGATTATGGCCCCACCGGCACGCTGGTCCTGCTGCCGCCCTATATGGCTGCAGCTGTTTACTCGGCCGCCTTTGCTGCTGCCGCCCCCGGCGTGGCGCTTACCAATGTCAGCATGACCTTCAGTGGCGTTGAGCGCGATCTGGTCGACCCGCTGGATACCGACCCGCTGATCAAAGCGGGCGTGTTCTGTATCCTGAACACTGATACCGGTTTCCGTGTGGCGCAGTCGATCAGTACCTGGCTGACCGACAACAACTACAACCGCGTGGAGCAGTCCACCGGCGCTGCGATTGACTTTGTGCAGCGCAACGTGCGCAACGCAGTGGATCCCTATCGCGGCAAGGGCGGCTCCCCGGCCATTCTCGGTGCCATCGAGGCAGCAACAGAATCCGTCCTGCGCGCCTGCGCGGTGACGCCCCCGAACGGCCCCGGCGTGCTGGTTGGCGATGCTACCAATCCTGCCTACAAGAACATCACTGTAGGTATCGATGGTGATGTTTTCTCGGTGCAGTACCAGGCCAGCCCGATCATTCCGGGTAACTTCATCCTCTGCACGATGAATGCGGTGCCCTATGCTGGCAGCGTATCCCAGGCTGCGGGTTAATCAGGAGTAATAGGACATGCCAGTAGCAACCAATGTGAAAACTCAGACCGGTAACCGCATTATCGTGCAGCTGAACGGTATTGCGGTTGGCCTGGCCCGCGGCGTCGATATGAACGATGACTACGGACTGGAGCCGGCAACCGGTATTGGTGATATCCATGTGCAGGAGCATGTGCCGACGGTCGCGCGGCATAGCGTTGCGGTCAGCACAATGGTTCTGATCACAGGCAATTTGCGCCAGTTGGGTATTGCTGTTGAAAACGGCGACGGGGCGCTCAAAGGGCTCATTTTTGATATCGTGACGCTCTCGAAAGACACCGGCGCAGTACTGCGCAAATACATCGGCTGTTCGTATGGCAGCGGCTCCGTGAACGTGCAGGCCAATGCTATCGTGGTCAGCAACAGCAACTTCATGGCTCTGGATGTGCAGGGTACTGGCCTGTAATAGATGGCGCAGACGGTTATATTTTGCCGCTGCGCCATTTTTTTAATTATCTGCTGTTGAAAACGATTAAAACTGGTGAAAAACCATGAACATGACTTACAGCAAGACAGGTGAGGCGCTGACTGAGGGTTTTGAAGGCTGCCGCCTGACGGCCTACCAGGATGTTGCCGGTGTCTGGACTATTGGCTATGGCACCACCGGCCCCGATGTTGTTGAGGGGTTGGTGATTACCCAGGATGAGGCTGTCGTTCGCCTCGAGAAGGGGATCGCCTGGGCGGAAAGCGCCGTCAATCGCCTCGTCACTGTCGCTCTGACGCAGCCTGAATTTGATGCACTGGTTGATTTTGTCTACAACCTGGGCGTTGGCGCATTCGAGGGATCTACCCTGCTCAGCCTGCTCAACTCCGGCGATTTCCACGGCGCTGCAGATCAGTTCGAGCGCTGGGACCATGCCGGGGGTGTGGTCGTGGCCGGTCTGCTCCGCCGTCGTGTAGCCGAAGAGACTGAATTCAATCAGGGCATTACGCCCTAATCCGGTGGCGCACGGACGCGCCGCCCATAACAGGAGAGATAGCATGAAAATTTCACGCAGAGTCGCAGCAACAGATTTTGATGTTGCGGTAGATGGCATAGGCACATTCCGTTTTGGTCGCCGGACCTTCCGTGACCGCTTCTCGATTGCAGCCAAGTATTCTGAATTCACCGAGGGCGTCCAGACGCCGACTCCCTGGCTTGATTTCATGGCGTCGGCAGTCGCTGCAATTACCGTTTTGGCTGTCGCTGTTCCGCCCGATTTCGACATCAACATGGTTGATGCGTATGACGGTGAGTCCGACAAGGATATCCTCCGCATTTATACGGCGCTCGTCGCCAAGGAGGATGATTTTCGCAAAAACCCAGGAAAAGGAAGCGCGGAAACTGGGGAGAGCGTGGTCTGAAACCATCGCCTTTTGGTTCCGGCGACAATACAATCTAGCCCCAAACGATGATCGCTTCCTGAACATCACCCCGTATGAAATGGAAGCCGATTACTGGGCGCATCAATATGCGGACAAAAAGGTAACCGAAACCTTCGAGGATGATGACTTTGACGAGGCTCAAATCCTGGAAGACATCAATAATGGTGATTTGGACCTTTCCCAGTTTGACGACGTAATCCCTGATCAGGCTGGAGGTGCGCAATGACAGATGTACGGGTAGGCGTGACCGCCAACACCTCCGGCGCTGAAGCGGCCCTGACCGGCATGGGGAAGGCTTCCGATAAGGTAGCTGTTTCTGTTGAAAAAATCGGTGTAGCCTCCGACAAAACGGCGCAGGGCATAAAGAAAGTCACGATGAGCATGAAGGAATTGTTCAATGTGCAGAAAATGCTATCGACTGCCTTTGGCAAGCCCGTCTCCCGTACCAATGCTCTGCGCTTCGTCAATGGCTTCTCCGATATGCAGTCTGGCAGCGCCGGGCGCGGCATCATTGGGCTGTTCCCCTCTGCGGCGGAATGGGCAAATCAAAATGATTTGATGCACGGCTCTAAAAGTGCCGCTGACGCCTATTTCCGCCGTACCGTCAACCAGGCTGCCGCCCGCGGCGGAATGGGCATGCGCATTTCCCCTATCATGCCTGCCGCTCCAGCAGGTGGTCCTGCAGAACCCACCCCTGAGCCTGGCCCGGAACCCGAAGAAAAACAGCCTTACGACTATGGTGGCAAAGCCAAGAGCATGGCGCTGGACATGTCCAAGGCTATGCTGGCGCTCGCTGGCATCCAGGGCATCATGGCGCTGGCTGGCCAGGCCATCAACCTCGGCACCACGGAGGCCATGCAGACGGATACCCTGAAGCGCATGATGGGCGATACCGGCGTCGACTACACCTCGCTCCGTGATAGCTTCCGCAACAACCGTGACGGCCTCGGCCTCACCTCTGGTGATCTGGGGCGCCTCGGCCTCAACTATGCGCGCACGGCCGGCATAGACGGGTCTTCAGACATTGCCGGCGAGACGCGCACAGCTGCCGGCTTTGGCCGGTCCTACGGCATTGAGCCTGACGCCACTGTCGGGTTTTTCGGCAACATGCGCAAAGAGGGCATTACCTCAAACGACAGCAGCAACCGGCGCCTGGCGCTGATGATTGCTGAGGCCATGGACAAGGGCAAGGTCGGGAGCCGCACCGAGGAATTCCTGAGCGTGGTCAGCGGCTTCGTCCAGCGGGCCGCGCAGAGTTCGTTCCAGCAGGGCAATGTCGAGCAGTTCATGTCCTACCTGAGCACGCTGACGGGCATGGGCATCAAGGGTGTCGATATCGAGGGCGCAGCGGGCCTGATCAATCAGGCTGATAGCAGCTATCGGCAGGGCGGGGGCAAGGGGGAGGCAAGCCTTAATGCAATCATGGCCTCTCTCCACCAGGCGCATCCTGGCCTCGATCCATTCCAGTTAAAATTCCTGATGGAGGGCGGCCTCGGTGGCACCATGCAGGGGGCATTTGGTAAGACTACCCTTGGTGCTGACTGGATTGGCAAAGGAAAACTGCCTCCTGGGATGGACAGCAATGAAACTAATGCTCAGGCTTTGTCGAATATGCTGCGG